TAGCCGAGAACGTCGGCCACGTCGGCGACCGTAGCCAGCGCAGGTGAGCGGCCAGCACCGGCGACGTTGGATGCCCACGTGCCGGCCCTGCCGAGCGCTGCGGACAGTCCGCGCAGCGACACGCCGCGCGCCGCTGCCAGTTCCTTAATACATGTGTTGACCTGCATGAACTCCTCTTTTCAGTAGATCGTACCAGTCTACCAAAAAGCCGATGCACAACGTTAATTGTGCAGACTTTGTGAATGCTGCCCTACAGTCGTAGTGCGCACTATGACCGTTGTACAGTGTCCCTAGCGACGGAAGCCCCGCCGCGACATACAGGACGGGCGCCGAGGTCTAGCCCACCTCGATGCCCACGGTGTAAAGGAGACCACACCATGAGCAAGCTTACCCTAAAGACCGACGGCAAGGGGCTGCAGGACCTGCGAGCGCTCTACGAGCGACAGCTCGACGCGCTGCGCGCGGCCAAGGTCCGCGAGAGCGCCAAGCGCGCCGAGAGCGAGGAGGCCAGCGCCGCGCACAAGTCCGCACTTAGCGACTGGATGAGGTCCGTAAGCCGCACTAACCACGAGGTATCCCCCGAGTTGGAGGCCGCCGACGCCGCCGCAAAGCGCACGAGGGACGCGCTGGAGGTCGCCGAGGTCGAGAGCAAGAGCCTCGCAGACGCCGCCGCAATGACCGCCGTCGCCATCGTCGCGCAGACCGTCGCCGACAACATCGGCGCACTGGAGGGCAAGACTCTCCGCTACAAGCGCACGCTCAGCCTCATCAACGACGCGCTGCCCTCCCCGCTCTACGTCCGCGCTAGCTATGAGAGCTGGGCAAAGGAAGGCTTGACCGTCGGCGTTCACAAGTGGACAGGCGAGAGCGACGAGATCATCCGCGACGGCGCAATACTCGAAGGCGCTTTTAGGAGCTGCTCGCGAAGCGTCACCGTAGCCGCTTGCGGGTCCGAGGAGATCAGCGGCGACGAGCTGCACAAGCGCATGGAGCTAGGACACTACGCCCCCGGAGCCGAGCCCGCCGACATCGCCGCGCAGGTCGTCGGGTACCGCGCCGCACTTGACGAGGCCCGCGAGCAGATCGCGGAGCTAGACCGGAAGCGCGCCGAGGCCATCGAGCGTTATAAGGCCTCGACGTCTTGCCTTCGCGGCATCGCCGACGTGTCGAAGCGCTAGGAGGTCCCGCGATGTGCAACAAGCGACGGCGCCGAGTCCCGGCGCCGTCCATCATCGAGGAGATCAGCCATGAGCAAGCTTTACCCCTTCCAGAGCCGCCGCCCCTACTCCGCGCGCCTCACCGACAAAAAGCACGTGCCCTACCTCACCGAGGCGGGCACCCTCACCGCCTACGGGGTACCCGCCTTCGCCACCCGCTGGGGACGGCAGACGAGCGCCTACAGCGCGCCTAAAGACGCCTACATACTCCCTTCGGGCGTCTGGGTCGAGACAGCCGACCACGTGCCCGCGCGCGCCGGGGAGCACGGCGCCGAGTACGACGGCGCCCCCGCCGCCGGCCACGCATGGCACGCCATCGCCGCCGCCGCCCCGTGGACTGGGCCGCCTAGGCGCGCTACCATCACACACACCAGCAGCACACGTAAAGGAGAACACACCATGGCACACGACATCTACCACGACACCGGCAGAGGCGCCTACGACGTCGACGGCATCCGCGACGCCTTCGACGACATGCAGGACCTCGACGAGATCGCCGAGTCGGCCCGCGAGCAGTTCGGAGACGACGCCGAGGACGTCGCCGCCGAGATCGCCGCGCTGCGCGGCCTCGACCCCGACGAGACCCGCGAGAAGACGCACAAGCTGCGCCTTCTCTGGCGCACGGCCGAGATCAACGCCGCCTCTGGGCAGGTCTAGCCCATGGGCGCGTACATCTTCGCCGGCGCGCTCGTAGGCGCCGGCGAGCTTCTGGCGCTCGTCGTCGTGGGGATCGTCGCCGCCGTCGCGCTCGTCGTCCGCTGGATCGACGACATACCCGACCGCCGGGAGCGCAGGCGCACCGGCGAAAGCCGCTTGGAGCAGGCGCAGCGCCGCCGCCTGGAGCGCTACCGAGAGCGTTAGAGAGATCACAGAGCAACAAAGCCCCGAGGGCATCGGCCCCCGGGGCTTTTCCGTGTCTCGGCGCGCCGCCTGGATCGCCTCGCGGGCCTCGGTCGCGCCGCGAGTCGCCGCGACGTGTAAGACGCTCAGGGCCGTTTTAAGCCCCTGTTTCTAGCTGACAGCTATCGGCGTAGGCACCGCGTGCAATCAGCCATCTGGCGGCGTCGTGGCGCTCCGTAAGGGCCTTTGCGCGTCGCTTCGCGCGTGCATATGCTGCCTTGCTGGATCGCGGACCACCCCGGCGTGAGGCGGCGTTCTCGCAGGTTAACCACGTCCAGCGCCGCTGTTACCCTCGGTTAACCCGGCCCCGCAGAACCGCCTCTTGCCGGGGCGGTCTCTGTGCGGACCCGGCATAATCACGCGTAGTGATGCCCATACGCGCGCGTGCGCGCGCACGTGTGGGCGGGAAACGGGCCCGGAGACCCGGCAAAAAACGCGCGTCTACGCGCGCCCCTGCGCCTCGCGCGCCTTCGCCTCCATGCGCGCGCGTGCGGCGACAGCGACGGCCTTCGCCGCGACGGTCAACTCCAGGAGGTTCGCGCCCTTCGCGGCGGCGTCCCTCACGAAGTCGGAGATGAGCGCGTCCTTGACCTCGGGGCGGTAAAGCCCGCCGAGGCGCTCGCCGAGCTCCGCGTCGCTGAGCGCCGTCGCGCCGTCCCATCCGCGCCCGACCTTAACCTTGCCCATGCGCTCACCCCTCGCAGATGTCGTCGAGCGTCACCGCACGCCCGAGCTCGGCCGACAGCGCGCGCCTCACGGCGCGAAACGTGTACAGGTTCCCGTTGCCGCTGCGCCACAGCCGCTTGACCGTGGTCTCCGCGAGACCGATGCGATCGGCGCAGACATGCACGAGCTTCGTCTGCGTGATACCCTCGCCCGCGCAGAACTCCGCGAGGCGCGAGCGCGTTCCGTTGTTTTCCGCCAAGGTTCTGCCTTCCTTCGACGAGCGTCCGTTCCTAGTGGATTGTATAGGAGCGACGGGCCACGCGAGCTGCGCCTACGAAAAAAGGGCGCGTCGCTTGCAGGCCCCTTGCCCACAGGCGGCGCGCCCCTCACGGCGCGATTTGCGATTTGCGATTTGCGGGGCGATTTGCGCAGGCGATTTGCCGCGCGATTTGCGCCCACGCCCTCGGGGCGATTTGCGATTTACGATTTGCCCACGGCCGATTTAAGCTCGGCCCTGAGCCTGGCGACCTCTGCGCGAGATTCGCGCAGCTCCAGCCGCAGGCGGTCGATTTCCGGCTCCGGCGGCCTCGGGGCGATGAGGTCGGCGAGCACCTGCGCGAGCGTCGAGTCCTGGTTGAGCCGCCACCACGGGCCGACCGCGTCGACCACCTGCGCTGCGGGGTCGACGTCCTTGCGCGCGTCCCAGCGGTCGACGGACATGAGCCGTTCGAGCACCTGCTGCCTGATCTCGTCCCCTGGGTCCCGCAGCTCGCCCCGGCTGCGGTCGCGCACGAAATAGCGGTCGCCGCGACCTTTCATCCTCTTCGTCAAAGCTCTTCCCATACCTCCCTCGAAAACTCTCCCCATATCTCCCTCGCCCGGGCCACTCCGAGCGAGTCGAGCCAGTCTACGGCGACGTCCGCGACCTGCTCGGCCTCGGCGGACGTCGCCATCCCGTTCATCCTCGCGACCTCTCCCCACGGCCTCAGCAGCAGGTAGCGGTCGCGCAGCACGCGCGCCCACGCGGGCGACCCCGCGCGGGCCACGCTGAAGAGCACGCGGGCGGCGTCGGCCACCTCGGCGACGGCGTCGCGCAGCTCGCGGGGCGCGGCCTCCTCCATGTCGACCAGTGCGTCGACGTGACGCATGGCGTCGAGCACGGCCCCGTGGCTGGACGACTCCAGGTTCCTCGCGCGCAGGCCGCACTTGTCGCGGGCGCGGCTCACGCGCCTTTCGTAATCGACTATGAGCGCGGCGGCGTCGCGCGCCGCGCAAAGGTACTCGCGCGCTCCCCCGGCCCCGTTCAACGGAAGTCCTCCGTAACCATCGTGTTCACGGCGTCGGTCAATACGGCCTGCACGCGCTCCAGGTCGTCGGTACGGCAGACCTCCGGGACCTCGCACTCGGCGTGCGCGACGTACTCGACGACGAACCTGTCGCCGCGCTTGTCGATGCTGTACCTGCTCCACTGGCTAGTGTCCTGAAACATCGTCGTCCTCCTCACCGTCGCCCTCGTCGACGACGGACTCGACCATGGCCCCGCAGCGGCGGCACCTCTCCGGCACGGGAGACGCCGGGTGCTCCTCGCCGCAGTTCCCGCACATGAGCGCGGGCGACGTGCGCCCGGCCCTCACGACGTACATCTCGCACGACGTCACTTGCAGGCCTCCTCGACGTTGAACGACGCCCCTATCTCGTCGACGATGGCGCGGTACTCCCGCAGCGCGCCCATGAGGTCGACCTCGGCGTCCTCGTCGAGCAGCTTGTGCTCGGCTATCCAGAGCACGGCGGCGCCGATGCTCTGGAAGTAGCGGTCGCAGCTTCGCCACTTGGCCTCGTCGCTCTTTGTGCGCGGGCTGGGCTTCGGCCCTCGCCACTCCTCCAGCACCCAGTTGCGGGAGTCGTAGCGCCTGAGGCGGTGGCTCCCGAGGTTGATGATCATTGCGTTTTCCTCCTTGCGTGTATTTGCGTTTTGAAGCGTCTCAGCCGCCGATGGAAGGCCGATAGCGAACGGCCCCTAGCGAGTACCCGCCGGGGGCCGTCCGAGGCCTTGAATCAGCCTTACGTCGTTCGGTTTCATCAGGTCCATGACGTCGCAGCGAAGCGCGGCCGCGAGGTCGCACATCGTCGACGCCGAGACGTGCCGCTTCTCGCCCCGCAGGACGGCGTTGACGACCGACTTGTCCAGCCCGCAGGCCGAGGCGAGCTCGCCGCCGAGGCGGTACCCGGCGCGCCGCATCGCGTATCGCACGGCGGCGGCGTCGGGCACCCAGTGCGCGGCGAAGCCCGCGCGGCTCACGGCCTTCTCCTCGCGTCCTCGACCTCGGCGACGACGTACCCGGCCGCGTTCACGCAGATTCCGAGCACCGGCACGCAGCAGAGCGGCGAGCAGCTCGGGTCGAGCTCGGCGAGGATCAGCGTGAGCGCGAGGGCGCAGAACCAGACGGCGGCGAGCAGCGCGCAGCGGGACGATTTGCCCATGCGGTTCCTCGATTCGATTTTTGATGTGGTTTGGATTTTTGGGCAGCACCCCTCCTACTCACAAGTAAGGGAGAGGGTTCTTATCTTATTATCTTATATCTAATATCTACCCCTTGTTTTCAGGTCTGAAGTCAGAACGTGACCTCGCGGCCCTAGCCTTCTCGGCGCTTTTGCATTTGCGCTGGTAGGCTTCGTAGAACTCGGTTACCCGCTCGTTTGAGGCCTTGTTTTCGGCCCACATTTCGTGGTCAAAAAGACCTACTTTTTCGCAGACTTTTAGGAGCTTTTTTGCCCGAATTTTGCCTAAATTCAGGTCACAAGCGACGCGTCTCACGAGCGAGTCGACGGGTATGAAAGTGTATCCGTCGTTGATCGCGGAGTACATGTTAAGCACGGCGGAAACCCAGACGGCGACCCCCTCCGCGCCGCACTCGTCGACGACGAGCTGGACCTTGGGGTCATGGAGCATGTCAAGGTCGAGCTTACACCACCGTATGCCGCGCCTAGGCACCGTCGCTTGCCGGGGCGCGCCGGACGAGCATGAGCGTCAACGGCTCGGTGATGGACAGGTCAGGGACGTTCTTGCCGAGGGAGAACTTCCCACTGGCGTCGTAGCCATCGACCTCTAAGGTCGTGTCGAGGTTGAGGTAAGGCGCGTCAGCGTAGGTGCGCGCCCGCGTAACCTCGCTCACCATCACGTCTGCCGATGCGACGACCTCGTAGCCGTTTGTTATCTCGCTCATTTCCTGTTCCTCCACTTCTCCCGAAGCCGGTCAATCGCCCAGAAGGGCGCGTAGAGCACGAGCGCGAGCGCGACCAAGAGCGCCAGAAACGGAATCGCAAAAAGCTCCAGCGCACTCGGCGGCTCTTCTTCGTAAGCCATGAAGCCTCCAATGCTTGAAAACCAGTCTGTGTGCGTAGTTGTTGGCCTTGCCCAGGTCGATGGCCGGATCATCCTTCTCGCCTGCCCGGTCGGCGTAGCGTATGACCTGTCCCAAAAGGAAGGCCTCGCGGGCTGGCAGCCCGTCGATGACGGCCTCTATCTTCGCGATGGTCTCCACGGCGCCGGACGTGTACCAGCCGGGGTCGCGGACGGTCTCGCGGGCGTCACTCGTGGGGGACCACCTCCACGAACGCAACGTTGTTCGTGTTCACGACGTGATTGATCTTCCCGTCGTCGCCCCAAAAGACCTGCCATGTGGCAAGCTGGCCGTTCTCTATTTGGTCATAGATGCACTGGGCGTCTACCGTGACCGTGTGCCCCGGAAGACCGGCGAAATGGAACACGGCCTTCTCGCCCTTGTGGTCACTCATCGATTACCACCTCTATCCTCTTGACGCACGAGCCGATGTAGTCGATGGGGCGGGGAACCCCGTCCCTCGGCTTCTCGCGCCGCCGCTCGCGGATGTACCTGCAGACGCTTGCCTTGCAGTGGTCGGTGAAGGCCCGGACGGGCTGCACCCACGAGCACCCGTAGACGCCGCCGAAGTCCACGACGCACCAGGCCTCGACCTTCCTGATCGGCTTACGACTAACGTACTCCCTCACCCACCGGCTGCCGTCGCCGTCGAGCACGACCACGTCGGCTGTCGAGCGGTAGGGCAGGTGCTGCTCACTGGGCATCGATGACACCTCCTTTCAACTCCCACGGAGCCTCGTCGCTTGCAGTAGACGACATGGCGTCCTCGATGCGCTCGAAAATCCAGCGCATTACAGGCACCGCCATCGAGTTTCCGATCGCCCTGTATCGCGGGCCGTCAGGGCACTCATCGGCTGGTTTTCCGCGATACGGGATGCGCGTCCAGTCGTCCGGGAACCCTTGCAGCCTCTCGCACTCGCGAGGGGTCAGCCTTCTGACAGTCCATTCGTGTTGCCGCACGTCACCACAAGTCACGACCGGGGCGTCCTTCATCGCATGAGACGTCAGCGTCCCGCATAACTCTTCATTGTGGCTGGCGTTTGCTTGGGTATCCGTCATACAGGCCACGGTTCCGTCAGTGGCCTCAGCTTCGTCCTTGTCCATCAGTTGGTTGTCGACGTCGCAGCTGCCCGCTGCACAGAGAGACCCACGCACAACGGCGACATATGTTTGCTGTTTCATTCCTGGCGAGGCGGATAGCGCGCCGCTGAGCGTGCCGTCACCTTGGACCCGGACCTCGTCGCGTGTGTTCTGCGCGAACCCGATTACTACAGAGTCATGCCAATCCGCTGTGATGGTGTTGGGGCTCTCTTCATCGCACCCTACAGAGTTGGCCCTGCTTCCGGCGCTGTACTTGAAGCCTTCGCGCGCAGGGCCTCTCCCAGCTGCGCCGGCAAGCTCTTTCCTCTTCTCTCGGCTCGGCTTAGGATTCCAGCGCACGCCCTCGGGCTCAAAAAGAACCTCGACGGGGGGTCGGCTTCCAAGACGTCCGACAAGAAAGACACGCTCGCGTCGCTGGGCCACGCCGAAGAACTGCGCGTCAAGTACCCTCCATGCCATACCATACCCGAGCGCATCCAGGCTTCGGAGCAGGCATCCGAAATCCTCCCCATGCGTGCTCGACAGCGCTCCCGGGACGTTCTCCCAAAGAACCCACTCAGGCCTGACATCGCGAACAGCTCGAACGTACCCCCACATGAGCCCTGAGGCCCCTTCGAGCCCTGTCCTTGTCCCTGCGATCGAGAAGGACTGGCAGGGGCTTCCTCCCACAATGATGTCTGGCTTTCCGAAATCTTTGACAAAACTCCTCCAATTGACCTGCGTCACGTCTCCGAGATTCGGCACATACGGGAATCGTTCTTTGAGCACGGCTGACGGGAATGCGTCTATCTCAGCGAACGCCAACGGCTCCCACTCCATGCCGCAGCAAGCTACGGACGCGGCCTCGATTCCGCTGAATAGACTCAGGTAGCGAATCACATCCGCCCCCGCTCCACGTTGCGCTTCCGGCACGCCTCCATGTGCCAGGTGACGTCCGTGACACCTAAGGCGGCGAGTAGGTTACACGTCGCTTGTATGACGTCCACGCATTCGTTCGTCAGGCAGATGACGTTGAACCCGTCGTCTTTTTCGTCTTGATCCAGGTCATCCCACAGCTGCCACGCGCCGAAGACCTCGGCGGCTTCCTCCAGCACCTTCAGCGCCTGAGCCTTGTCCGGCTTGACGTCGGGGAAGGTCTGGACAGTGCCTATTTCAACGGCCATTGCTGGCTCCTTTCCTTTGCATTTCCCATCACCAGAACGCGTAGAACGAATCCTGGATTTCAGCGTTGAGCTCGCTGTCGCGGTGCCTCTTGACGAACTCAACGCGGAACCCCATGCGTTCAAGCTCGTAGAGGGCTGCCTGTTCCTCCGTGGAGTAACAGTAGGCATCGGTGAGCCTTACCCGATGCTTTCCGTCTGAGGCCGCGCGTTCGATTTTTGCGATGAACCATTCCGTTTCTTGATTGACCCCGGCTTTCATTCGGGCTTCGTCCACACTGTACGTGTCCTTACGCTTTCCCTCGGCCATTGCGGCCCCCTTTCTCGTAGTTGGTGCACCTCGCCGCCGCGCTCGACGGGTTCTGCGGCGAGTCGAGGTAGTTGACGCGGATGCCCAGATACTCGCAGTAGTGGACGTCGCCGGCGTGCTCCCCGAAGACCTCGCGCCTGAGCCTCGTGCCCTTAGCGTCGGGGATGAAATGGCGGCAGTCGCCGCAGTGATTGCGGTAGCCCGCGCTGTCATACGGCATCGGTGTCGCCCCCCTCGTCTGCTTCGATGTCCTCGCAGACCTTCGGGTAAATCAACCGCGCGAGCCTATAGGCGACATCGTCAAAGTCGTAGTCTGGCCAGTCGAAGCCGAAAAGAATCTCTGCCAGACGGTCGTAGAACTGCTCCTTGTATCGGATTCGGTCAAGGTCCGCCATGCTCCTAAGCTCGCCTGAGACCCTGTCGTTCTCTTCTCTAGTCAGCATCGCCCCACCTCTCCGCAAGCTCCCTCGTGTCGGTGATCTTGGCGCTCGCCGCCCCGAAGAAGGGCTGAATCTCACCGCGCTTGCGCAGATCGCAGCGATAGGCGCGGCACACCTCGGGCCTTGCCGCGTAGACGGCGCACTCCTTGCCGTCGGTGAGCCATGGGCACATGAGGTCGACCTCGCCGCGCGGCTCATGCGGCTTGATTCCGTGCTCGATCACGTAAGGCTTTAGACGGCGCAGGTCGTAGGGGCTTAGCGGCAGGAAGCGCGAGCAGCACTCGCCGCAGCCGCGGCAGTCGCCCTTGTACAGGTCGGTTGTGCTGATAGCGCCACAGAGAAGGGCATGAACTGCACGCGCGGCATCGGCCTCACTCATCGCACTTCACCACCTCCGCGCTGCAATTTGGGCAGTAGTTGAACGGCATGTGAGCTTCGTTTGCCACCGGCACGTCATAGTCCAGCTTGACAACGTGCCCACACCATGAGCAACCGAATCTCCTGTTGCCGATTGACACGTACTTGCACGTCGGCCTGTCTATGAGGTCGGCCAGGGCGCCGTAGACCGTCTCCTCAGCGTCGTGCATGTACTTCCCGCTGATGCTCACGCCGACGGCGCCCGCGATAACGTCCAGCGCGTCGACGTGGCGGTACTCGCCTGTGGCCGCACGGCGCAGCTCATCGACCGCGTCGTGCCGTTGCTTGCCGCTAATCATCGTCGATCACCTCCGCGCCGCACCGCGGGCAGTAGTAGACATACGTGAGGCTGACGTGCGAACAGCCGCACGCGCTGCACTTGAACTCGACATAGGGCGTGAACCCGTCTCCGCGAGGCACGGACACGTCCTCGCACGTTGGGCGGTCGATTAGGTCGGCGAGGGTCTCTCCGACTGTCACGCCCTCCCCCATCACGTCGACCACCGCCTTCGCGACCATCATGTCGAGCCACCCATGCGGGTCATCGCGCATAATCTTGCGCATCCGCGCCGCCACCTCGCGCCGCTCCTTGTCACTAGCCACGACTACCACCCCTCATACATAGCGTCGATTTTCACGAGGACGAGCGCGATCATCATCAGCGCCTCGTGCTCGAAGGTTGGCGCGCCGGTCATGATGTCGCACACGAGCATGACCGATTGCAGCGCGGCGACGATCCACCAGAGCCATCTAGTCATCGTCTCCCCCTTCCGGGTCAATGAGGTCGGCGAGATGTAGCAGGTCTGAACAACGCGGGAATCTGTCAAACATGCTGAGAAAGACATCGAATGCAGTGAACGGGGAGTAGTCCGGGTCGTCGTTCAGGTCGTCCTTGCGGCCCTCGATCGCGTTCCGAAGCTTCTGCGCTACTGCTCGGCGCTCTTTGTCGCTAGCCATCAATAATCACCGCGCCTCTCGCGCTGCTCGCGTATCATCTCGAGCTCTCCGCGAACGCGGCCGTCTGTGTCCCTGAATGCCTTCTCGCAACGCTCGGGCATTTGGATCGCGTCAATGATCGCGTCCACCAACAACTCGCCGCATTGGTCGCAGTAGTCGCCGCACACCCACCATTCGTACTGAACCTCGCCGTTGAACCTCACGGTGATGTACGCGCTTGCCTTATCGTCAATCTCGGCGCCGCAGCAATCGCACGTGTAGGCGGTTACCGTCTTCTCGCGCTTCACTCGGCCGCCTCCTTTGCTCCATGGGGTGAAGTCTGTGGGGTTGACCCCCTCGCGTCGCGCTCCGCGAGGGCCTTCGCGCGTCGTAAAACGTCTCGCAACATGGTCGCTGAACACATGCTTGGAATGTTGAGAGCCGGGCATTCATCGCAGGGCTTGTCTACTTTGTCGTAATAGCCGCAGATGTCGCCGGTTTCCTTGACTCTCTGAACATCCTCTTCAAGCTTCCCCCAGCTGTCGGGGCGGCGAAGGTGGAGGAAGTCGAGTTTCAAATCCTCGACGCCGTGGTCAGTGTCGCGTGTGGCGCGCCACACAAAGCCACCGCTGAGCACCGAGTGAAGCAGGTGGAATTCGCTCAGCTCAATCTTCTTGCCCCTGTTGGTGTACATCACCTTCGTCGTGAGCGGCACGGCCTCGCCGTCGGCGTCCACGGGCGCAGGGACGCCCTCGGCCCACGAGACACGCGCGAGCTCGTCCTCGACCTCGCGGCACAGCTTGTCAGCGCTGTCGATTGAGAGCTCGAACTGGCCGCTTCCGCACGTCGCTTGGTTCGTGATCGCTTGGCGCATTCTGGCCACGCCGGTCTTTTCGTCCATGTCAGTCCTTCCTTTCAGTGAAGTTGTGGCAGGCCTCGGCGCCGAGCATCGTCAGCGCCGGGCCGAAGATGTCCACGTCGCAGACGCCGCACCTGCCGTCGATGCACCGGCGCAGCGCGTCGGGCACGTTGTCGAGCATGAAGCCGGACTCGTCAGCGCCCAGGCACCAGTCACAACCGGCGCATGTCTTGCCGCGCAGCCTGTCGGCCTCGCGCTCGGCCCGCAGCATGTCGGGGTCCCCGACGGCCGCGCAGTCCTCGTCTTGCGTCACTTGCAGGCCCTCCCCTCGAAGTAAAGGCACCCGGAGCGCTTGACCCCGGGTGCCTTGGACAAAAGCCTTTTCGTGCATACCCCAGCCGCTTTCCACATGTGTCTGCAGTCCTCGCAGCGCACCTGCGGCAGCGGTCTCCTAGAACGGGATGTCTTCGTCATAGACGCTCACCGGCTGAGGCATCGGCTGCGGATACTGGATCGCCGTCGGAGTTGACGCCGGAGCCGCAAACTGGCGGTCGCGCGAGGTCAGGAACTCCAGCTCGTCGACGACGACCTCAAGCTTGCTTCGACGCTGCCCGTCCTTCTCCCACGCCGAATAGCGCAGCCTGCCCTCGACGGCGACCTTCGTGCCCTTGGTGAGGTACTGGGCGAGCTTCTCGGCTCGCGCGCCGAACAGCACACAGTCGACGAAGTTCGGGCGGTCCTCCCACTCGCCGGTCTGTTGGTTCTTGACGCGGTCGTTTACGGCCACGCCGAAGTTGAGCACGCACGAGCCGCTGCCGAGCCTGCGCAGCTCGGAGTCGCGCGTGAGGTTGCCGCTAATGACAGCCTTGTTGATTGACATTCAGTGCCTCCTAGAATGCGACGTCCTGCTCGTAAAGCCCGGCGTCGACAGCCGCATCGTCCTGCGCCTGCTGACCCGCCTCGTCGGCCTGCTTGATCGCCTCGTCCATGAAACGCGCGGCCTTCTCGACCTGCTCGTTTCCCATCTCGTGCATCCCGGAGACGCCGACAGCCTCGCATACGGCACGCATGGCCGCGTCGTTGTCGGCCCCGGTGGCCTGCTTGTAGGCCTTGAAGCGCGAGCGGACGGGCGTGAGGTCGACCTGCTCGACCTGCGCCTCGACCTGCACCGGATCCGGCTCGCCGTCCGGCCCGGTGCTCGACGCCCCCATTTCCTCTGCCGTGTACACGACTCCGTAGAGCGCTTCAGAGCATGCGTCGCGCGCGCACTCGGTGATGGCGCGTGCCGTGAGCATCGCCATGGGGTACTTCTTCCAGTTGTCCTTGTCGGAAAGCTTCGCCTGCTGCGCCTTCGCCATGTCCCACGTCGCCTTGAATGTGTAATCCGGGTCGTCGCAGCGCGTGATCTCAACGGTGACGACCTTCGCCTTCTCGTCCTTCTTGATGCGCAGCTTGTGGCCTGCGCGACGGACGTTCGCGGCGATGAGCTCGGCTTTCGCGGCCGGGTTTCCGTTGATGACTGAGATTCGGTAAAGCGACTCGGCGGGTGAGAGGCCCATGGACTGGCCTAAGCCCATGGCGATGAGCACGTTCGCGGGCTGGTTTCGGTACGCGGCGGGCACGAGCGAGCCTTTGCAAACCGTGTTGGCGTACGCGAGCTGGTCACTTAACGACATCTGCTGCGCCACGGCGAGCGCGTTAGTCTGTTCCATTTTCCTGCGCCTTCCTCTTGCTGATGGTCCCCCTGATGCCCTGCTGCTTCAAAAAGCCGATGAGCGTTGCGTACTCGACGGCGTCGAGGCGCACCTTTATCAGGTACTCGTACTTCTCCGGGGCGGCAGCCTCGCGGCCTTCGCGCTCGGCGTTTGCCGCCATGACGCGGTTCATCGTCTCGACGCCCTTGCGCATGATGGGAGTCATTACGTCGCTTGCAGGCTCCTGTTCGGCGACCCGCGCGGCCTCTGCCGCCTCGGCGGCGCGCTGCTCCTCCAGGGCGCGGACGTTGGCGCGCTGTTCGCGCAGGGCCTGCGCCTTGACGGCGGCGGCGTGGAGGTCGAGCGTGTTGAAGTACTCGGCCTTCATGGCCTCCTTGTCGCCCGCGTCGAGCTGCCACATGTCTATCTGCTTCTCGTCGTCGGCGATGGCGCTCACGGCGTGGCGCATCGAGCGCTCGTCCTCGGCCTCGCTCTTTGAGCGCGTGAACCACTTCCCCTCGGCGGCGAAGCGCTCGCAGAGGCGGTCGAACGGAACAAGCGGCGCGAGCTGCGGGGCGAACTCCAGGTACGACTGCTCCAGGTGCTCGCGCCTCTGCGAAACGCGCAGCTCGTCCCACTCCGCCATGCGGGCCTTGTAGCCCTCGTCGGCGTCTGTGAGGGGTGCGAGCAGGTCTTTCGCGCCCGCCTTGAAGTCCTTGACGGCCTTCTCGATTGAGCGCGTCATGTCCTTGCGCTCAGCGTCGATGCTCGAAATCTCGGAGCGCAGCCCAGCGCGCTGGCGCTTGGCGTCCTGGTACTCTCGCTCGCTCTTGATGTCGAACGGCGTGTATGTCTCGGCGAGCTCGGTCACGCGCCCGGCCTTGTCGCTGAGCCACGCCTGCGCGCCGCTCATCTGGGCCGGGGTGTCGATTACCTCGGCCTGGACAACCTTCTCTTCCACCTATTCCTCCAGATTCTCGTGCCCTCCCGCGATGATCGCGGCGAACGTCTCCAGCGTCATAACCACGTACTGCTCGCCCATGCTCGACGCTCCCTTGCCCTTCCTGTGGGCGACGACAACGCCGTACTCGGCGTCCGCGTTCCCGCGCTCAGCCTCGGCCTCGTCGAGCCATTGCGGGAACGCGAGCTTCGCGCGGTCCTTGGCCTCGATTACCACGGGCTTGCCGCCGATGAAAACACCGGAGATGTCGCCCATGTCGTTCGTCCCGTGCTTCGCGCGCCTCTCGATGGTCGCGCCGAGCACGCGCGAGAGATAGCCGCAAATGGCCGTCTCGAACTTCGTGCCCTTCTTTACCTGCCTGCTCACTTCTCGTTCTCCTCCAGCCACTCGTCGACGGCCTCGACTGTGACGCGCCTGCCGCGCTCGCAGCCTGCGGGCATGATGGTCAGAAGCCTCCCGGCCTCGATCTCGTGCTCGAGCTGGTAGCGGCTAAGGCCCGTGTACCGAGCGGTCTGGGCGACCGTGTAAGACATCTGCGGCCTCAGCCCCGCCGCCTTCGCCCATTCGAGGGCGCGCCCGCCGCTCACAGGTTCTCTCTTCTCGCGTAGTCCTCCAGCTCGCGGAGCCAGAGGAAGAAGCGGGCCGACATGAGCATGAGCACCGCCATCGCGGCCACGGCCAGAGCATCCATGACCTCGGGCGAAACGTCGAATTCGTTTGGTACCATGTCTTACGACCTCCAATCCGGTCACAACGGCCTCGCGTCTCTCTCACGCGGGGTCGCGTTTTTTGTATTGCAGATGTATTGCTCCCCGGCGCACCGGGGCAGTTCCATGAGCGCACCGCGCCGACGGCTGCGGCGGTGAACATAAGCACCTGCTGACAGAGGAAACGCCACAGCCGCCGGCGTGGCACGCTCACGTTTTGCCGAGAGTCCCCTGCGGGAGGCGCGGGCACGGGTGGCGGGGTCAAGGCCCGCCCAGCTCCCGTTTCGTCCCTAGCCGTGGTTCGTGGTGCTTTGTGAAGCGCGTAAGGGGAGTCGCATGCCCGTAAGGGAGTCAGGAGAAGGATTCGACCTGCGATGCAGGTCAGGGGCACACCCGCGCTCCCCCGCAGGGAACTCTCGGATAGGCGTCCTTTTTCGGCGAGGACGCGGCGCCATCCAGTTCTCAAGGTACGTGGTGCATTTCGCGCAACGACTCCCCGCCACGGGGCATGGCCCCGCGCCGCTTGTTGGGATAGGTTGTGCTATGGGTTGTGCTAAGCGCAGTAGCGCTCGAGGAAGTAGCGCTGCCCCTTGCCCGTGACCTTCGGCGTGCGGCTGAGCGTCACGTGGCCGTCTGAGTGCGTCACGGCGGTCTCTTTGATGCGGAAAAGGCCGAGGTCCATCGCGCGCTGGGTGGGCACGTTGCGGTTCTGCCCGACGTTGCCCAGGTAGCCGTCCTCGCGAAGCATGGCGAAGAGCCTGTTCTGGCCCACCTCGACCCCGTTCTGGCGCATCATCTTCGCCAGCTCGCCGACGAGGCACGTGCCGTCGCTCGCGGCCACCGCGTCGGCGAAGAGCGCCTTCGGCTCCAGCTCCGCGATGCGCTCCTTCTGGCGGTCGATGGTCGCCTGCGCGAGAAGGACCGCGCGGGCCATGGTCTGCTCCGGGGTCTCGTCGCGCGCGACCATGTAGCCGCCGTCGCGGCGCAGGGCCGGGAGCACCTCGTGCGTGACCCAGCGCTTGAAGGCCTTCGCCTCCGGGACGCGGGAACCGAGAATCGCGGAGTACAGGCCAGGCTCAGTGATGACGTTGGCCATCTGGGTTCCGCCAGGGGTCTCCACTGAGCGGAGGCCCTTCTCGTCGTCCTCAAGGCGGCGCGTCATGTGGGTCGCGTCTCCGTAGCCGAGAATCTTGGCAACGTCACCCGCAATGAACATCGGCTCGCCGTCCTCGCCACGCATGGCGCGGACGGTTCCGAACTGATCGTTCTTAAAAACCTGCATGCTGTTCACTTGAAACACCTCCTTAATCAGGCCATCCGAGAAGGTCGTTTGGCGTAACGCCCAGCGCCTCGGCTATTGCCGCGAGCTTGTCGGTTCCCGGAACATAGATTCCGTTCTCATAGCTCAGAATTGCGGTCGTGGAGACTCCGCATCGGTGCGCGAGCTCCTCTTGCGAGATGTTGCATCGCGCTCGCTCCGCGCGGATGTTTGCGCGCAACGTGTCTAAGTTGAATGCCATCGGATATTCCCTCCTCTCATGACCGGAGACTTTCTTCCTGTTGACGCGTCTGAGTATAGAAGTATTCTTCTTGTTTGCAATAGTAAAAACGGAAAAATCTTTCTATTTCTTTTTGTTTGCTTTAGAATTTCCAGAAAGAAACATTTGTTGCCTGGAGGAAGAATGAAGCTTCAGCTAAGGGACATCAGAAAAAAGTCTCACGTCTCGCAAGAGGACCTTGCGAAGAAGGTCGGCGTCAGCTCACGAGCAATCGGAGCCTGGGAGCGCGGGGAGAATTTCCCGAGCGCGGAGCAGATATGGAACTGCGCCGTCGCCCTAGGCTCCACCCCGGACGACCTTATGGGCTGGTACATAGATCACCCGCAGGAAGTTACACAGCACATGGACCCGGAGCACGCCGAGCTGGTCGGCTGCTACGACCAGTGCACGGACGACCGCAAGGACTCCCTCATGCGTCAGGCGCGGGACGCGGCGTTTCTGTCCAGGGAGTTTTCCGAACGTGCTGTGGCTGCTGCGGCGACGGCATAGATAGAGAGGACATCATCATGACCGACAACCTCACCCGTAGGGCTTTCATCGCCCTCATGGCATCGACCGCAACGCTCGCCGCCTGCTCAGGCAAGCAGGACGGGCAGGAGCAGCCGGAAACCTCCGAGGATGCGCCGAAGGCCGAGGAGAAGGCGACGAAGACGGCGACTCTGGGAAACCTCGCGCTGGAGGTGCCGGAGTCTTGGAGCGTGAGAGCGTCCGACGGCAGACTTAGCGCGTCGACGAAGGGCGCACTCGTCATGGCTACCGGCCCAACGGAAATCGACGGCCTCAACATAGAGGACATCGCGAATGCTGTCTACCTCGGGACGATAGACGGGATGTCGACAAAGGACGGCGACTCTTACGGGCCGCTCAACCAAGGCGACTTCAACGGCTCCGATTGCTTCTACTTCACGGCGGACACGCACACGCTGGGAAGCGGCGAGTTCGCGATCATCTACGACGACACGGAGTACTACACGCTCCAGTACGCATCGGGCAGGGATGCGGCGGTTGAGGCGCTGGAAACGTACCAGTCTGCGAAGCTGACGAAGTAGCCGAAGCGGCCCCGGGAAACCGGGGCCGTCGCTTTAGCGACGAAAGGGGAAGCCATGGCGAGAAGGCAGCGCGCATCCTGGGGCAGCAACGAGGACGCCGGGCGCGGGAAGCGCCGCATCCGCTACTGGGCCGACCTCCACGACGGCAAGGGGTACCGCCGCGTCTCCGAGACGGTGCGTGGCACCCGCAAGGACGCCGACGACGTACTCGCGAGGCGCCGGGTGGAGCATTCAAGCGACGCGCCCGCGCCGACCGTGCGGCAGGCCTACGAGATGTGGTGGCTGCCGGACTTCGACGATCGGCTCGGGAAGGGCGAGGTGTCGGCGAACACGGAGCGCCTGTACAGGTCGATGTGGCGCTCGCGCATACTGCCCCGCTGGGCAGACGTGCAGGTGACCGACGTGAGGCCGATACAGGTGCAGGAATGGCTGCTCACGCTCGCGCCGTCTAGCGCGCAGAAGTCTTTGCTGCTGCTGTCGCAGCTCATCGACATGTGCGTCCGGTACGAGGTCGCGACGTCGAACCCGTGCTCCGCGCGGTACCGCATGCCGAAGGCCCCGGCGCGCGAGAGGTCGAGGGACGTGTACACGCTAGAGGCCCTCACGTCCGTCCTCGCCGCCGTGAAAGGCACGCCCGCCTACTTGCCGGCGGTGCTGTGCGGCACGGCCTCGTGCAGGCTTGGAGAAGCGCTGGGAGCGAAGGCGAGCGACGTTGTCCGCGCGGAGTCGCACGGGCAGGTGCTCGCCGCCGTGCGCATCGAGCGTCAGGTCGACATGAGCGGCGAGGTGTCAGAGACGTTGAAGACGCGGCGGAGCAAGCGCTGGGTGGTGGTGCCCGAGCCCTGGAGCGCGGATGTGCTCGCCGTCGGCACCCCGTGGCTGTGCGACCTCGGCGACGGCACGCCGATGGGCCAGGCCGCCGCGAGGAGGGCATGGAAGCGGGCCCTTGGCTCAGCCGGGCTCGAATACGTGCCGCTGCAGAACCTGCGCAACTCATGGCGGACGTTCATGCGCTGGGAGCTGAGGGTCCCGGAGGACATGTGCGAGAAGATGATGGGCCACGCGGGCAAAGGCGTCGGCGAGATCCACTACGACAGGCCCGAGCGAGACGTGTTCGTCGACGCGGCCGCCGAGGCTTACGCGCGATACCGCGCGGAGAAGTCCTGAGCGTGTGGGACAAATAGGGACAATTTCTCGAGCTGCAACCGTTCTACCTGCGGTTTTGTTGAATTGTTTATACTCTTTGAGTATACCATTCAACGCCCATCGGTGTTGACAACGCTGTGACCTGCACAAATAGAGTTGATAATGCCGACAAAGTCGACAAAACCGAAGAATTGGGACGCATTAGGGACACGTTTTCGGCATAAAAAAAGCCCCTCCCCGCCTAAGCGAGAAGGGTCATCCCTGACGATCTACGCGCTCTTCGTGCCATCGCCCACATCGGGCGCGACGACCTGCTCCGCCGCGTCGAGTCGGTCGTAGTACGCTGCCGCGAGCTCCTCGACCTCCGCGATGTCGACCTCGTCGAGAAGGCCGCTGTCCAGGTGCGCGTACGCCTTGTCAAGCCGGTTGTCTCTAGCTTGCGTCCTCTGCAAGCAGCCTTAGGTAGATTTTGATTTTTCCACCGTTGAGCTTTTCGCCGTTTATCACCTCGACCAATACGAGAGCTGGTGCGCCGAGAAATATAAACATTCCACTGAATTGAGCGTATTTCTTATTGTCGCTATCGATAATCTCAACGGCAAGGACGTTCCACTCGAAGTGCATGCCCAAATAGTCAAGAGCGCACTTTGTGATGCCGCTCGTGAGCGCCTTATAAAGGCTTCTCGTGTCAGCGTCGACCGAGTCCCCGACCTGCGCACCCATCGCAGACAGGTCGAATCTTGGGATGGCCATTGCTGCGGCAGCCTCGGTCGCCGGTCGCTGGAGTTCCGCGATCTGGTCTTGGGTGAAATCGCCGTATGTGAACGGGTCGCCCTTATCGCCCTTATCGCCCTTGACTCCCCGCGGGCCCTGAGCGCCTTGAGGGCCAGTGTCGCCCTTCACGCCCTGCGGCCCTTGGACGCCCTGAATGCCCTGCGGTCCCTGCGGGCCGACGTCGCCCTTGGCGCCGGTGTTGCCTCTCGGGATGCCGATTTTGATGACGTTGTCTTCGAACCGCGCGGTCGCTGGACTGCCAGACTCAAGCGTTACTGCAGTGGCGCCTTTGACCTCTGCTACGCGGGCAGCTATGATCGCGTCCTGCAGCTCGCCGAGCAGCGGCTTGTACTCCTCAGCTTGCTCGCCGTCGGCGTCGATGCAGTCGAGCACCTTGACGACCAGCTCGTCGGTGGTGTCCACCAGCTCAGCGCCCCTGCGCAGCTCGATGTACGCGCGCGCCATGCCAACGGCGGAGTAGCAGGCGTCGGGAAGCGTGCAGCGGACGGTGCCCGACGCCGGGTCGGCCACCTCCATCGGCACGGGTCCCACGAGCTTGCCGTCCGCCGCTTGCCAGACGAGGTGCGCGGTCATGCCTGTGAGGTCGTAGGGCATGCGGTTCTGACGGACGCTAACGGTTAGCGGCGTGTTATTCCGCTCGCCGCGCCGAAGCGGCGCGATGCGCGCCTTGCCGACGGGCGAGTCGCACTTTCGGGTGTCGAGCATGAGGGTCTCAATCATCTTGTCGCTCCTAAAGGCCGAGCAGGGTCATTGGTACGGCCACGAGCAGCAGCCCGAGGTCGACGAGGAAGAGCACGAGGTTGAGCAGGTCGCCCTCGTGCTCGTCTGCGGGTGAGGGGTACGGCATCAGAAGGTCCCTTCGTTGATCGCGCGCTGCATGGCCTTCACTGTGACGCTCTCGGCGTCGAGCTTGCCGTCGAGTACGGTCGCGCCGGACACCGGCATGAAGTGCTTGATGATGGCGTTGATCGTGTCCTTGCCGCAGAGGCCGTCGGCGGTCACGCCGATATGCTGCTGCAGGCGCACGATGGTAACGGAGCCCTCGCCGGAGTTATCGTGCTCGAAGCTCGTGCACGCCGCGTGGCGCCATGCGTCGCCCTGCCACTGGGACGAGATGACCCCGTCCTTGTACGGGCAGCCGAGGAGCTCCTGCAGGCGCAGGGTTGTCTCGCGGCCCCAGTAGCCGTCCACGACGAGCGTGGGCGACGTGGACCCCTGCGCGCCGGCGTACCGAAGGTAGCAGGACCACGGGTAGTTGTAGTAGCTGCGCGTGTTCGTCTCGTAGTTGTCCTGGTCGCCCGGTCTGCCGCCGTTGGCTCGGTGGAGCTCGTTGCGGCTCGCCTGGCAGAGGAGGCCGTTGCCGACATAAACGGCGACGTGGTGCGTGTCGTTGAGCAGGATGTCGCCGCGCCTCGGGTTGCCGTTGTTCGCCACACGCCTCCACCCCCGGGCGCACAGGTTCGAGGACATGTTGCCCGTGTAAGAAGCCGAGCCGGTGTCGAAGCCGGCCTCCCTCAGGCAATGGATGACGAGAGACGAGCAGTCGGCCTCGCCGCCCTCCCGGATGTCCTGGCGGTGTTCCTGGCAGTACCCCAAGTTACCCTCGTCGCACCAGTAGCGCATACGCTCGCAAAGCTTGTCGATGCTAGGCATTATCTGTCACCTTCCCGTATGAGATGGATGGAGCCGGACTTGGCGACCGTGTAGGTCCTCCCCGTGTCCGGCTCCACGACGAGCCTCATTGGCGGCTCGTATGCCCTGTCGTAGACGATCTCCTTGCTCGGCCTCCACGGCGCCTTTCCTGCAGGCTGCGAGGCCGCAACGAGCAGCGCGAGGGCGGCCGCCTCGGCAACGATGAGCGCGACCATGAGGCGGCACGCCAGCGCGAGGCGCTGGCGGCTAGTTGGTCTCACCGTTCTTCTTCTGCTCGTGGTCGAAAATCCTCATGAGCGGGCTGTCCGCGAGCTCCGGGTACGCACCGCAGATGTTCTCGCAACAGCTAGCGACCTCCATGATCACGATGTACACGCACACGCCGACGGTGGTCACGCCGGAGAATCCGAGGCCAGTGATGTGCGAGCCCGCGACCTCGAGCATGAGCGCGAGGGCGATGAGGCACACGAGCAGGGCCTTGTGGCCGAGACCCGCGCGCATCTTGGCGGAGGACACGTCGTTCTTGATGACGGCGGCCGCGAAGCCGGTGATGATGTCCATGGCCATGAAGGCGAGGGCTGCGCCGATGGCCCAGGTCTGCGGCTCGGTGAGGTGGATGAAAATGATGGGGGGCATGGTGCCTTCCTTTCGTTAAATGAGTGGTTGGGTTCCGTCGCTTGCTAGGGCCGAAAAACGGGGGCCGTCGCTTGGACGGCCCCCGGCCTAACCTACGCAGCCCTCGTCACGACGAGGGAGACGTTCTGGACGGTCCCGGACGCGCCCGAGAGCGCGAGCGAGAGGTCCTTGCCGTCGCAGCCGGCGCGCACCATCGCGCACACTGGCACCGTCACGGTCGCGCCTGCGGCCACCGTCGCCGAGGAAGAGCCGACGGCGGCCCCTCCGGCGAGGACGGAGACGCTGGCTGTCCCGGCAGCGGTCGCGGCGAGCGTGACCGTGCCGTCGACGCGCCACCACGTGCCCGGGCAAGAGCCGGCGAGGCGGACGGTGTTGCCGCCGCCCGCTACCCCGCAGCCGTAGCGGCTCGTCGCGGAGCCGACGGGGATTGGCCCGCCGTCGGCCACGGAGTACCCGCCGCCGTTGAAGTAGGCCCCACCGAACATGGCTACCGCCTCCTAAAACCCGTAGCCGGCGCCGCAGCATGCCTGCCCGAAGAACGGGTTGGCCCCGGCGTTGTAGGCCGTCTGGTTCGGGTAGCGGACCACGCCGCAGAGCTGCTGCTGCATGAACAACTGGTTCAGCTGGTTCTGCTGGGCCGCGATGGTCTGCTGCAGCTGGCCCTTCTCGATGGCGGCGAACTTCTCGTTGACGTTCGCGTTGACAGCGTCGATGGCCCGTTGCGTGGTGCAGCAGCAGTCCGCCATCTGGCGGGAGAGCGCATAGCCGCCGTCCTTAACCGCAGCCTGAGTGTCGGCGAAGTTGCGCAGGCTCTCGTAGCCCACGGACGACAGGCCCTGGGAGAGCTGCATCATGTGCAGATCCTCCTGGTCGGAGAGGCGCCCGACCGCGTTCTCCAGGTTGTTGAAGTTCATGGCGTCGCACAGGCCAGCCTCGGTCACGGGCTGGCCGTTGGTATTTCGGTTCCAACCGTTGCCGAACATGAACAGGAAGAGGACGATGATCCACCAGGCACCGCCGCCCCATCCGTCACCGTTGCCGTTCCTCGTCGCCATTTGCAGTGCGTCGCCAAGGCCTACGCCCATGGTCTCCTCAGCCATGATTGGCTCCTTTCGTTTTCGGGGTGAAAGTGAATGCGCATGAGAAAGGCCCCTTCTCGGGGCCTACATCCTGCCCATCGGAACCACCTCCCAACAGGTTTGTCTCTTTGGTTGATTTGATCGTCGCTTACCTGATGCCGAGTACCTGGGCTATCTGCCTCGCCTCGGCTATGGTCTGGTTGAGCTGGTCTTGGGTGATGCCGCGCTCAGCGCAGATG